GGAGCCTTGCGGACCTGTCGCCCCGGCAGGCCCCGGCTGATTTGATACCGGAACCCACTGGGTAGATGTGCCATCATTAAATCTAAGGTAGAGCTGACCTTCAACCGAGTTCCACCACTGGTCGCCGACAGCGGGTGTAGCTGGTGCCGTGTCAGCTAGAGTAATGCGCGGATGACCGAGCGCCGCGATAAAAGCAGTGGTCGCGACCAGGTTGCTGTTATCGCCGGCAGCCGGGGTCGATGCGCGTAGCGGGGCATAGGCACTGTCGTCGGCGAGGCGGACCTCCAGCGCGGTCAGGTTGCGGCGCAGCGCCGGGAAGGCAGTAGTAAAGTCAGCCCAGTCGCCAAAGACCATCAACGGCCCGCCACTGGCACGGCGCTTCAGCACCATGATGGTCGAAAAGTTCGCTATAGCACCAGCGGCGCCAGCGGCTGTAGACCCCCACCAGGTATGCGAGCCTGTAGCGGTATCAAAAGTAACCGAGCCGGCATAATGAGCGGTACTACCGGCGGCAAACACAAAGTTAACGCCGTCATGGTAATTATTTACGCCATAACCGGTATTAGTTAATACCATCGGCCTGGACGTGCCCATGATCAGCCGGGCGTCCGGCATCGTCCAGGCATAGTTAATGTTCATAGATAAAGTGCCGTAATCGAGCTTATTGATGCCACCAACGACAAACTGGACGTTGCGCGCGGCACCAGTGCCAACCCTACCGGTACCGAAAGTAGCAATATTGCTGGTGAAAGCCCAATCCCCCAGATAGGCCCACTCTGAGTTGGACACGTCGGTGTAAGAATTGTAGACACGAGCGGTGCCTGCCGTCGTACCGATATTAAGCATGGAGGTAGAAGACGTGCTAAAAAGAGACAGCCCACCCGCCGAAACCGTAGCAACGTCAACCGTGTTCACTATAAATCTATGTGTGCCAGACGCCGGCGCGACATAGTTCATCCGATTGGAGGTAATACCGATGCCATAGTTGGTACTGTAAAGAGCAATATGTCGTGATAGGTTAGTCGGACCAACAGCAACCGCAGAACCAAAACCAAGACCGCCACTTAATGCACCGCCGGTCAGCGGCAGGTAATCACCGAGATCGGTGGCAAGCTCTTGCTGCACAAAGGCTGTCGTGGCGAGCTGCGTCGTGTTGGTTGCGGCGGCGGCAGTCGGGGCGGCCGGTACCCCGGTAAAAGTCGGGCTCGCCAGAGGGGCAGCCCCCAGGTTGGTGAGCGCCGCTGCCGCCGTGATAGCTCCCGTGCCACCGCTAGTGACCGCGACCGGAATGGTCAGCGAGAGGACATTTGTCGCCAGCGTCAGCCCGGTGCCGACCGTCCATGTCTGCCCGGGTGCGCCGGTGGCTCCGGTTGCCCCGGTCGCCCCTTGCGGCCCGGTGGCGCCTACTGGCCCAGGCTGGTTCGCTGTTGGCACCCACTGGCTGGACGTGCCATCCGAGAACCAGACGTACATCTGGCCGCCGACGCTGTCGTACCACTGGTCTCCGGCAATCGGGCTACCGGGTGGCGTGTCGGCAAGGAAGACGCCGGGGTAGGCGTTGATGGCAGCAGCAACAAAAGCCGTCGTCGCAAGCTGGGTTGTGCTGGTGCCCACTGTCGCGGTCGGGGCAGCGGGGACACCCGTAAAAGTCGGGGAAGCTAACGGGGCATAGTTCTGATTTACCGCAGCGGTAACCAGACCCTTGGCATTGACGGTCAGCCCTTGAAAGGTGCCGACGTTGCTGTTGACCGTATCCAGGGTCAGCGTGATCGCGCTGGTGCCCGAGCCGTCCACGTCGCCCGAGATCGTGATCGTCTTGTTTGGTGCGGCGGTGATCGCTGCCGTGACGAACGCCGTGGTGGAAAGCTGCGTCGTATTCGTGCCGGGTGCCGCAGTCGGGGCCGCTGGGATGCCGGTAAAGGTCGGACTCGCAAGCGGGGCACCGCCGAGATTAGCCAGCCCCGCAGCCGCCGTGATCGCGCCTGTGCCGCCGCTGGTAATCGCTACTGGGACCGTGAGCGAAATGACGTTGGTCGCCAGCGTCAGGCCAGTGCCTACCGTCCAGGTCTGGCCTGCTACGCCCTGCGGTCCTTGCGGGCCTTCAGGCCCAGTGACCCCAGGCGGCCCCGGTTGATTGCTTGCCGGCACCCACTGGCTGGAATTGGCATCGGCGAACCGGATGTAGAGCTGCCCGATTATCGAGTCCCACCAGAGGTCTCCCGCCGCCGGGGTGCCGGGCGCTGCATCGGCCAGCGTGACTTTGCCCGTCGTATAAGCCTGCGCCTTAACGAAGGCGGTGGTCGCGATGCTCGTATCGTTGTCGGCAGTAGCGGGCGTCACCGACTTGGGGTCGCCCGTAAAAGTCGGGCTCGCCAATGGCGCAGCCCCGAGGTTGGTTAAGGCCGCCGCTGCCGTCGTCGCATTCGTGCCGCCGCTGGCAATCGGCACGGGGATGGTCAACAGGATCGTGTCGGGGTCGGTCGCGGTGTTGAGCGTTAACCCAGCGCCGACAGTCCAGTTCGGGCCGGCCGGGCCCTGGATGCCCGCAGGGCCGGCTGGCCCCGGCACGGTGGAGGCAGCGCCGGTTGCGCCCTGCGGCCCGGTGGCACCTGGCGCCCCCGGCTGGTTTGCCACCGGGACCCATTGGCTCGAACTGGCGTCGGTAAACCTGATGTAGAGTTGGCCAACCGCGCTGTCGTACCAGAAGTCTCCAGCCGCCGGAGTGATCGGTGCAGCATCCGCCAGCGTGACCTTGCCTGTCGTGTAAGCCTGGGCTTTGACGAAGGCAGTCGTCGCGATGCTGGTGTCGTTATCGGCCGTCGCTGGGGTCACCGACCGGGGATCGCCCGTGAATACCGGGCTGGCGAGCGGTGCTGCGCCGAGGTTGGTCAGTGCTGCTGGCGCTGTTATCGCACCCGTGCCGCCGCTGGTGATAGCCACTGGGATGGTCAGCGACAGCACGCTGCCGGCGAGCGTCAGCCCGGTGCTGACCGTCCATGTCTGGCCGGCTGCGCCAGTCGCCCCTATCGGTCCCTGTGGGCCTTGCGGACCCGTCGCTCCTGTCGGCCCAGGCTGGTTGGCGGCAGGCACCCACTGGCTGGAATTGCCGTCGTACACCCTAATGTAGAGCTGCCCAGTGACGCCGTCCCACCAGCCCATGCCTGGGGTCGGAGAGCCGGGTGGCGTATCGCTGACCGTGATGTTCGGGCCTTGCGGCCCGGTCGCGCCGGTCGGGCCTGTCGGGCCTGTCGGGCCGGGCACCGTCGAGGCGGCCCCTGTGGCACCCTGCGGCCCGGTCGCGCCGCGTGGCCCCGGCTGGTTGACCACCGGAACCCACTGGTTGGTGTTGGGGTCGGTGTACCAGACGTACATCTGGCCGCCGATACTGTCCCACCACAGGTCGCCGTTACCCGGTGTGATCGGTGGAGTCTCACCCGCAGCGGCGCCCCCGGCAGCGGCACCCGGTGGACCCTGCGGCCCGGTCGGTCCTGGGACACCCTGAATACCCTGGGTGCCCTGCGGGCCAGTCGCGCCGGTTGAACCCGGCGGACCAGGGATCGTCGAGTCGGCGCCCTTTGCGCCGGTCGCGCCTACCGCGCCCGGTTGGTTGACGACAGGCACCCAGGCAGTGGAGGTGCCGTCATCGTAACGAACGTAAAGCTGCCCCTTGACGCTGTCCCACCACAGCGCACCGTCCTGCGCTCCTACCGGGGGCGTGTCGGCGGTTGCCGTCCAGCCGTCTACGCCTGCCGGCCCCGCCGGGCCTTGCGGTCCCGTCGCACCGGGTGTGCCGGCGGCGCCCTGCGCCCCGGTGGCTCCGGCCGGACCGGGCTGGTTGCTGGCCGGCACCCAGGCGGCAGAGTTGCCGTCGTCGTACCTGACGTAAAGCTGCCCGCTATTACTGTCCCACCAGAAGTCTCCGTCCTGCGGACCAGCGGGTGGGGTGGGGCTGGTTGCAGTCGTGCTGCCATCTGCTCCGGCTGGCCCGGACGGTCCGGATGGCCCGGTGGAACCTTGCGGCCCGGTCGCACCCGCCGGACCCGGTTGATTGCTGGTAGGGACCCAGGCTGAGGAGGTCCCGTCGTCGTACCTGACGTAGAATTGCCCGCCGACACTATCCCACCAGAGATCGCCGTCGGCTGCACCCACCGGCGGCGTGTCGGATGTCGTAGCCCTGCCCGCTGACCCTGTTGACCCCGGCGCGCCTTGTGGGCCTTGCGGGCCGGTTGCACCGGGCGGCCCTGGTTGATTGCTGGCGGGGACCCAGGCGGCAGAAGTCCCATCGTCATAACGAACGTAAAGTTGCCCCTTAACGCTATCCCACCAGAAGTCGCCGTCCTGTGCGCCCACCGGCGGCGTGTCGGCGGTTGCTGCCTTACCTGATGGCCCTGTCGGACCCTGCGCTCCCGACGGGCCTTGCGGCCCGGTCGCGCCTGGCGGACCGGGCTGGTTGCTGACCGGGACCCAGGCAGAGGAGGTCCCGTCATCGTAGTAGACGTACATCTGGCCGCGAGCACTGTCGAACCACAGGTCGCCGTCACCCGGAGAAGCGGGGGGTGCGTCGCTGGTTTCGATGGTGCTGCCGCTCGGGCCGATAGGACCCTGAATACCCTGCGGCCCCTGCGGACCCGCAGGACCTGGCACAGTCGAGGCTGCGCCCGCCGGCCCCGGCGGACCGGCCGGCCCAGCAGGCCCCGGCTGATTTGTCGATATAACCCACTGGGAGGACGTCTCGTCGGCGTACCAGACGTACAGATGTCCGCCAATACTATCCCACCACAGGTCGCCGACACCGGGCGAAAGTGGCGGCGTCTCGCCGGCAGCAGCCCCACCGGCACCAGCCCCCGGCGGCCCCTGCGGCCCCTGCGGCCCGGTAGCGCCAGGCGGACCCGGCTGGTTATTGGCAGGAACCCAGGCCGCCGAAGTACCGTCGTCGTAGTAGACGTAAAGCTGCCCGCCTGTGCTGTCGAACCAGATGTCGCCATCCTGCGGTACCGCAGGCGGGGTATCACTCGTCTCAATGGTGCCGGCGGGTCCAGCCGGACCCGGCGCACCCGGCGTACCTGACGGGCCAACTGCACCAGGCGGCCCCGGCTGGTTCGACGCAGGCACCCAGGCTTGCGAGTCGCCATCGTCGTAATAAACGTAAAGTTGCCCCCCGATAGTATCCCACCACAAATCGCCGTCTACCGGAGGAGAACCCCCGGCTCGAAGCACCGAGGCTGGGGGGACAGCGTCGGTAATTACCGGAGGACCCTGGATAAACTCAGCCCCGCCGCTGTCCCCCCCGCTACCATTGGGGCTGTTTACCGCCTCAGCCGTCAAAAGACCGTAATCGACCAGGTCCTTAAAAATCACCGCCCGGTTTGGCCGGTCGCCACGTTGCCCGGTCAGGCTCTCGACACTAGCTTTCAACGCCGACGTTGCCGCCGTTATGTTTCTGACTTCTCCGGTAGTGTCGTACGCCAAAGGCGGAATTGCCGGCGTATAAGGGTTTGGCAGCGGATAGGTAGCTCCGGTTAACGACTCCGAAACAACCAATGATGATACAGTTCCCTGCTGGCTGGGGCGCGGGACCGGGTCAAAACCACGTCGTCGACGTGTCGGCATCGCTAGACACCGCGCAATTCAGTCATCGTGGTGCCGAGCTGGACCGAGTACACGCTCGCCATCGAAACGATCTCGATCTGGTGGTCAAATGCCCTAAAACCCTTAGGTAGCCGGAATATGTCCTGCTGCTTGGAAAGAGTTCTCTCCATAATGAGCTGGAAATCGGGACCGGCGTAATAACGGAAGACACCCCAAGCGCCGTCGGGTAGAGCCAGCGACGGGTCACCATTGTCGAGTGGCGGCGTTGCAAACTGCCCCGTACGAGGAATCTCAACCTCAGGCCCAAGCGTGACCTGCACAGCACCAAGGGATATCGGCGTCGGGGCGAAAAACCGCTTCGACCGCCAACGATAGCGAAGACGTGCTTGCGTGGTGTCATCCCACTTATAGACCCTCTTATCAGCCATGATATACGTGTCGCCATAGTATTCATCGTTCCAGATGCTGGTGGCGCCCTTGAACGTCGTCAACTCTTCAAAAGCAACACGCGGATCGCCCTGATCTAGGAGGAAAGCGCGATCGCCAGGAGTAATAGCCAGATACTGACTCCGATGGCGGCAAGCCACGATATTGTAGGCACTATAAGTCTCCTGCCACTTCTCCTTATCGACCAGTTGATGGGTCACGTTGGTCATACCATAGCCGGAAATCTGGATAAGCCCGTTCTGACTGGCGTAATAAACCGCCGTCAAATCGACTACCACACTCCCACGCGACACGCATGGCTCAGGCACCTGGCTCTGAGCAAAGATAAAATTAGACGGCGAGTTGCCGGACCCGGTCGAGGGATAGCCGGTAGTCAGGACAAGCAGAAACTGCTGCCAGACCGCCAAGGCAACGATGTTGTAGTGCAGCGACTGGGCGTAGACGCTGGGCCAGGTGTGCGGCCGGTTCGGCTCACAAAAGTAAACCGTATTGCCAACAAATCCGATCAGCAGCCCGCCGGGCATACTGACCAGACCGTCGAGGTGGTCCGGCGGGTTCTCCCAGCCAACGCTCGGCAGGATCGCATTACCGATGATCGCCTCGTCGGGGATGTCCTCGTCGGTAAAAAAGAACGTGTCCGGGTTCCCGGGGAAAATAAGCTCGCCGGTTAAAGGGAATACCCACGATTTGACCGCGATATACTGCGTGCCGGTCTGGTCCCCGGTCACCGTGCGGTAAAGCCATAACTCAGTGATCGTCGGGTAGTTGCGGTCCGGCGCGATGAACGGCTCGGCGGGTATCCTGATTACCCAAGCCGCGTCTGACGGACCCTCTCGGACCTGGGACGGTTGGCTTGGCGGGCTCTCCTCGCCGATAGAGTTTTTCCAGGTATAGACATAAGCCCGGGACACCGGCGGCAGTGTGGTGGTGCCGCCAAATATCTCGATGATCGCTGGTTCCCACGGATTGAACGACCCCGGCGGCTCCGTCAGCGGTGGTTTCTGGGTGCCAACTGAAAAAGGCGGCGTCCCGGCCTTGACCATCTCATAATTGGTCCAGTACGGCGTCACGGCCCCCGGCACGGTATAGTACAGCCGGTTGGTGCTGTCGTTGGCCAGAGGCGACCTGACGACCGAGGTGTGCTTGTGGGGCAGCGGCACCCAGACCGGGTCGTAGGTGCCGTCCTCGGCCCTCGGCCCGAGGAACAGGTAAGCCTTTTCAACAGGATCGGGGAGGTGGCTAAAGTCCTTTATCAAGACCGGCGCGAACAGCCCGTGGATCTGGCCCGACGTCAGGTCGCAGTTGACCGACGCCTCTGCCATGTTGTCGCCGATCAGGCGAGGGTCGACGATGGGGATCATACCCCCCATCCCCTTGATCTCCCAGGCAGGCACTTATTTGACGCTCCCGGGGGAGTTAGTGCCCTTGGACCGGTAAGGCTTCTTGGCCAGCGCCTTCTTCATGGAGATTGGCGGCCCCGGATTGGTCGGCTTGCCGATGGGCTGCTGCGGATACGACCGGCGGGCGCTGCCGCCGGTGTTGTGCACAATGTTATCCAGTCTCGAGTCGGCCATAAAAGCCCTCCTTACTACGGTAGTAACTCACGACACCGGGGGTTCAAGCTGGCGCACGCGTGCTTCCAACTCCTTTACGGCGTTTAAGAGGACGTACACCAGGTGAGTCGGCGACAAGGTCTGTATTGGGTCCGGCGCACCATCCAGGTTGAGATCGACCTCACGCACCATCTCCGGCAGGACCGGCTGCACTTCGCTAGCCATCAATCCGTAATTGATCTCGCCCGCCATCCGCAACGGTGTATTTGACGTGTACTCGAAACTGACCGGATTGAGCGCCAGCACAGCAGCAAGACCGGTGGAATACGGCTGAACATTTTGTTTTAATGAGTCGTCGCTAATAACGCTCCAACTACCAGTAACATTAAACGTACCGCCAGCATTAAATTGAACATAGGTCGTCTCGCCACCGCCGACATTGCGGCTGGTAAACTGGTGAAGAGTATTTTGGTAATAATTAGTGCCAGACGTGTACATTGAAATGTTGGGGGAGTTACCGGGGTCGCTAAGCTGAGTGACTACCGCCAACGCATCCATCGAGGCGAAAGACAACCCACGTAACTGGTAGATCGTAGCGTTGACGCTATTATTGCTATTGATAGAGTTGCCGGTAATCAAGTTACCGCTGACCGTGCCGGCGGCGGCGACGGTATTAGCGTTAACCGTGCTGGAAGCGTTGAGGTTAACCGCGCTGACGTTACCGGCGGCGGTGACGTGGCCGCTACTGGTCAGTTGCTGGCCATCCACCGTACCAACTGCGTGGATGTTGCCGGCGGCGCTGATGCTACCGTTTGAATTCACCGTCCCGCCAGTAAGCACACCGCTAGCAGTAATAGTGGTGGCGGCAACAGTGGTGGCGGCAATAGTAGTGGCCGTGATGGTGCCGGAAGAGTTCAAAGTCCAAATCTGCGTCCCGGCGTTGTTTTGGAAGATATGCTGGTCGGCTCGGTAATAGTTGACGTTTCCGCTGCCGGGACCGTAAAGAGCCAAAGCAATTTCGCCACCAGCATCATAGATAACATTCGCGTCACCGCTCTTTGCGGCGAACACCCCGCCCGACAGCCGGTACTGGGTAGTGTCGACCGCTACCGGGACATCAAGACCGGCCACGTCAAACGTGGCGAAAATCGTGAGCCCGTCGTTCGACTGGATACTATGGGTTGTAGCTCGATAAATATTTTGATAGCCGGTAGCGGCGCCACCTAGCAACAAGGCGGCATCCGTACCGCTACCGCCGCTAGCATCTAAAATAACATGGTAGTTGCTGCCGGAAAATGCGAACAACACACCATTGATCTTATACTGTGGCGCCGAAAGATCGCCAGTCAGTGTACCACCGGTAAGAGGCAAGTATTTACCCGCGTCCTCGTCGAGATGCCAGAATGTGCCGGTCCACTCAAACGTCAGATCGAACCCACGCTGATTGGCGACATAACTGGTCCCCGCCGGGCTGCCAACATACGGCGACGACGCGTCGCCGACAAAAGTCACGGGGTAGATATCCGCATTCTCCCCGATATCGGCGAATGAGACACTCTGGCCCAACACCGGGTTAGGCGGCAGAACGATGGTTATCGGTCCTCCGATACCGTTCTGAACATAAACCCGACCAGTAAACCCGTACGGCAGAATCGTGCCAGCGGTAACGATCAGCGGGAAATCCGGGGTTATCGGCAAAGAATCCATAGCCGACGCCACCATGTCGGGATTGAGCGGATAGTCGATAGTCAGCAGGATATCGACGAGGCGTCGGCGCAACGACACTCCAGCGGTCGCCGTAAAAGAAACCGCGTAAGTCAGACCCGGCGTGCCGCCACCCATATCCAGCACGACCGCCTTGCCTTCATGGATCACCGCCGTGCGCAGAAAACTCAAAGGGTAGGTGTCCGTGGCGACTAGGACAGAAGTGCCGCCCAGCGGATAGTCGGCTTGCCAGGAAGGCGTGGTTTGCGGCGGACTGGCCCTAGTCGTCAAATTATCGACCACCGTTACCGTCTCGTTGGCGTCGAGCCAGCACGTCAAATCGACAATCAGCCGGCTGACGTCCATATTCTCCTTGTTGACCGGGCCGAACGGCACGCCCTTGTCGTCGTCGGTAACGACAGCAAAATAATATTCCTGCATCAGCCAGGGCCTCCCCAGCCACTGTTCTTGGAATGGCCCGTGGCAAAATGGGGAAACCGCCAGAGGACGCCGTCGGTCACAAAGCCGGACTGGACATGCGCCCGGGCCTGGGCGACGCCAGAGGTAAATATCTGCCGCTGCACCCGCCCCATCGTGGCGTCGGTATAGGGTTTACCGGGTTGCAGGTAAAGGCGGGCCAACGCACCCGCCAGCACCGTGTCGAACCACAAGGCCCAGAAATCATCGCCCAGCGGGGTATTGGTATTGGCCGGCCGCAGCGCCAGCAACACCTCGCCGTTGCGCGTCGTATCGGGGTGCGGCCAGGTCAAGTCTTTGAGGCGGCCTGGAGGCTCAAATTTAGGGCTAGACAACCCTCTGAACTGCAGAAACCGAAATACCCGCCAATGGCTGTCCCAGGGGTCGAAATTGAGCGTGTTAACCCCGGAATTCATCTGCCAATAGACATGCTCGCGCCGATAAGTCGAGGCCGTGTAGAACTCGTCAATGGCGGACCACGCCTGACGCGTCGCATTGTCGATAGTCAACCCCGGCAGCTGCAGCTGGATTTCGTCGTATAGCGCCTCGAGCCCGTGGGTCGGGAAATCGCAGGTGGGCGGAGGCACCGGCAAATCAGGACCGCCGGGGCCACCGGGGTAAAAACTAGTGCCGGGGGGACCAGGCGGACCAGCCGAGCCACGCGGACCGGGTTGGTTGTGCGCGACGACCCACTGTTGGCTGGAACCATCGTCGTACCAGACGAAGAGTTCGCCCGCCGAACTATCAAACCAGGCGTCGCCCACAACAGGCGAAGACGGCGCCACGTCGCCGACATGGATATCGCCGCCAGTCGGACCCGCCGGCCCCCTCGGTCCCGTCCGGTTAGTCGCCGCCACCCACTGGCTGGAGGAGCCGTCGTTAAACCAGACATAGAGCTGGCCTTTGGCCGAGTCCCACCAGGCGTCGCCGACGGCCGGACCGACCGGTGGGGAGTCGCTTATGGTTGTAGTGCTGGCCATGTCACCCGGTGTTCTTCAGCAAGAGCGAAGTGAACTTGCCGACCATCGTGATCGCCCTTCCGTTGTCGGCGAAGGTATCCTCGACCAGCTCGGCCCGGCCGACGACGTAATAGAGGATTGGCGGGTAAAACTGATCCTCGATCGGAAACACGGTATTGGCGTCGGTCGGCATGACGTAGGCCGGCACCGCGACGCGCAGCCCGTGGGTCAGCCACGCATCGGGGCGCTTCGCGCGGACCTGCAGCAGCGCCTCGTTGACGATCTGGACCAGCTCGGCGTCGGTAAAACGCGGACTACCGCTGATCGGCACCAGGTCGTTGAGCAGCCCCCTGGCCTCGGTCAAGAGGCCGCCCACCGTACGAATTGCTAGTGTCGGCATACTTACTACCCGTAGTAAGACACCCCTCAGGCGGCCTTACGATGGCGCGGCATACATCCCGACCAACGCCGTGCCGTCGAGCACCTTATAGCCGTAAACCTGCAAACCGCGCAGGAGGGTGCCGAACGTCGCTTCCGACCGCAGCGTCTCGACGTTGCTGAGCTGGCTGGCGAAGGTCAGCCCGGCATTGTGCCCGCCAAGGATGTACGTAACCTTGTGGGTCGTATCGGTCACCTTCGGCAGCAGGTTCGAGCTGTAGAGGGTAAACCGGTCGATCATGCCGAGGCGGCCGTTACGGACGAGGGAGACCCCGTCACCGCTAATGGACGCGTTCGACAGGTCCGACTTTTTGATGAGCCCGCCGAACCACGGCGGGATCACCAGCCAACGCCCGGTCTCGGGAATGTTCTGCTCGTCCAGGGCGGTACCCATGTCGACGATCACGTCGGTGACGTTAGCCGCCGTGACGATCAGCGGGGTGCCGGAGACGCCGAGATTGATGTTGTCGGAGACAATCCCGGCAGTGGCGCCCTTGTTGTCGGCCGCGATCGCGGCGTAGATGTTCGCCAGGACAGATGTATCAATCGTGATTTTCATCTGCTCTGCAGCGTCATCGCTCCACATGCTCAACAACTCCATGTCGCTTTGCAGCCGCATGATGTCGTCGAGGACGAGGTTGAAGTATTTAGCATTGTCGATAGTGAGTTCGACCGTCGTGCCGGACGGGCGATCCACCGTCAGCGCCATGTCCAGGGTATAATCACGAATCTGGATTGTGGGCTTGGTGCGGATTTTCACCTTGTCGCCCATATTACGGATTTCGCCTTCGTAATCCGTATTTGAAATGGCGGCAAGCACGGTCGCGGCGTAGAACTTCTCGATCAGTTTGCCCGACCAGATTTCCGGTACGAACACACCGCCGGCGGGTGCGCCGGAATAGGCAGGGGAAGCGGCTATGCCGCTATAGGGTGTACCTTGTGCAATAGGCATCTATGTAGCTCCCGAAAACGCTATTCATTGCGAATGCGTCCTTCGGCAGCCGCCGCGAGGATGTCCCGTTCGAGCCGGTCTGCTTCCTGCTCCCTGCCCCGGTAACGACCCCGCATTCGGTCGCCGTAAAACGCCTGGATATCGCGGTTTGTCCAGAAGCGTCGTTCCGGAGCGCCGGGTCCGGGTGTCGCGTTGGAAGCGCGGCCCGGAGCGGCATATGCGCTCAAGTCCACCGAACCCGCGCCGTTCCCGTAGTATCCGTTCCCATCCTGGGCACGGGTTACAGGAAGCAACGTCTGGGAGGTGTCCAGAGGCGGATGCCGATTGTCGGTATGCTCTTGGAGATACGCCTTAAAGAACCTGCCGGTGCGCACCGCGTCCCCACCGGCATAAGCCTCGCGCAACATGTCCAGCCGCCGGTTGCCCGAGAACTGGTCGTACTCTGACAGCCACTGGTTAAAACCAGCATCTGTATCAAGGTGCTGCCAACGACCCGACAAGTCGGGGTCGCGGTCAAGCTCGGCCCGCACCCGGTCCTTCATCCGGTCGCCGGTCGATTGCTGATAGAACCCGCGCAGCTCGGCTACCTGTTGCTGCAAGCTCTTGACGACGGGCGCCAGCTCGGCACGGGCCCACCGCCGCGTGGAATCGACAAAGTCGTTGCCGTAGGTGGTGTAATCCTCCTCCGGTATCTCGGTATCGAGGTCCGGCACCGGCTCGGCCGGCACGTAGGCCACGGCACGCTCCGGGGGGCTGCGCATCGTCGTGATCAGGTGTTCCAGCTGGCGAATCTGGTTGTGCAGGGTGGGCACCTCGGCATCGTACTTACCCTGCAATGTGCGAAACCGGCTCTGCCAACTTTCTTCCGACTGCACCGGCGCCGCCGGTGCCGCCGCTTCATCCAGCTCCCGGCTCGCCTCGTCCGGCTGCGGAACATTCTCGGCCTCGAACTGCGCCCGCTGCAATTCCTCGGCCCGGGCAGCGGCGCGCTGCACGGCGGCGGGCAGACGCGGCGCGTAGGGGTCGGCAGGGCGGACCGGGGAGGGTGACGGGTCGGTCCCGTTAGGGGCCGGCGCCGCACCGCCGACGACCGCTGCCTCGACCTGGGCCTGCCCGATATCGC